TTTTAGCTAGTTTAAATTTAGCACCTCGGTCTGTTAGGCCTACTTGTTTTCCTTCGCCTCTTTTTCTAATAGCTTCTTCTCTTCTTGATTCTCTTTTACGTGCTTTAGATTCTTCAGCTTTCGTTCTCGTATGATATTCTAATTTACCTTTTTTAGACTTATCTCTTGTGGATCTAAAAGTTTTTTTATTTTCTGATTTTGCTTTTGAAAACTGTTCATCAAAAGTGGGAATAAATTTTTTTCTTAATTTTCCAATTGCCGATCTTATTTTACCGGGCTTTTTCTTTTCAGCCATAATTACCTATTAATTTTTCCTTTACCTTTCCCGTGACCCCATTTTCCATAAGATTCATCACGACTAGCTTTTAGTTGTTTTTTAGTTCTTGGTTTTCTGATTCTCATTGCGATAGATTCATCTTTTCTATCTTTGTAGCCTTGAACTTTGCCACCTTTTGCTCTGAGTTCTCTTACAATTCTTCTTTTTTCAGCACTTAGATTTCTTCTTCCTGATCTTGTGTCTGCTCTTTCAGCATCCACTCGTCCTAATTCTTCAAGACGATTCATTCTACGCGTATTAACATGACCACCGCGTTTGAAACCATAACCAGGGACTTGTTTATTAAATCGTTTATTTGCCATAATGCTCCTTTTATATAATTATCAATAGTTATTGTCTACTATTTTTTACCACCATTTCTAAATATTTGTGTACCCTTTATACCAAAAACGCTGGCAACTACAAGGATCCATAAATTAGTGAACCATTTTGGCAGATTCGAAAAGTACTCAAAAAAGATCTCTATCTTCCTCATCGCCTCAGGATCCTCTGTCCAGACCGACCAAGCGAGCACAATGATCGGGAGCGTAAGTATCGCAAGGACAATTTCGTCCTTGTAATCTGCTTGCCGGGCTTCTAAAAGTTTGCCCTGGTAAGTTTCCTCACCTCGCGCCATCTTTTCTGCATGCATCAATTGTGCATCAGACATCGCCATTTTCGTACGTTGGCGATTAGCGTAAATTTTACTTCCAGCTTGTAATGCTATTTTTGCTAGACCAAACCAGGCCATATTAGTACCAAGTAGCTGTTTTCTTTTTTGTCGACAGCATACGTCTTGTACCTTTTACTTTATTCGTATCGCCTGTTGGAATGTAGTTTTTAGCATTGACATCCACTTCAGTGGCTGCTCTTGGGTCAAGTTTTAAATTTTGACTTGCAACTTTTACATTAACGCCACCTTTTTGATAGCCGTCTTTGCCTACTCCTAACTCTTTTGACATAGTTTCTCCTTATATAAATCTAACTAGTCCACCACTTGCGTGTTTAGCTCTAGCCATTTTTTTGAAAGTTTTTGCTAGGTTATATCGTTTAGAACGTGGTGGGCATGATGCACTTCCAAATTTTTTACCAGTACAAACTCCTTTTGTACCTCTTTTCTTAATTGATTTGTTTACGCCTTGAATCCAATTCTTTTTAGCTTTGCCACCTTTAGCTCTATTAATTCTTTGGTTTGGACGTTTTCCCCATGCTCCATAAGACTCATCTCTACGAGCTTTCATAGATTGTTTCTTACTAGATTCTTTTCCAGTTCTCATACCTAGAGATTCATCTTCTCTATCTTTGTAACCTTGTTTTCTATTTTTAAGCATTTCTCCATAAGCTTTTCGGCTACCAACTTTCTTTATATTTATTTTACCACCATCAGCTTTTTTATTTCTAGTTTGTTCAGCAGCTTTTTTAGCCCCTGGCCAATTTTTAGCTTTACCTTTCCATAGAATAATTCTTTTAACAGGACTTTTTTTCTGTCCTACTTTTCCACCTTTAGAAAAAGGTACTCTAGCTGTTGAATTATAACTTGGCATAATGCTCCTTTTATATCCTATCTTCGAGGACCTTTCAAGATCCTTACATCTCTTTGTTTGAATCTATCAGATTCTTTCTTCGCGTCAATAGTCATCTGTGTTTTCTCTAAAGAGGTGTCTGCTCTTAAATGAGCCAGGTCTTCATTCTGATCAAGTTTATCCTCTTGAATCCCTTGATTCATCATCGTTTTCATACGGTCTAGGTTAATTTTCTCTTGACCTTCTTGAACCTTTCTCGCATCATCCATCGCTTTCAGATCGAGTTCTCTGGCTCTTAACTTCGCAATCGGATCATTACCAAATTCACCCATAATTTTTCTCTCCTCTTTAAGGAATTCTTCCATCATTTCAGCTTCCAGTTTAGCTTTTCTTGCTTCTACCTTAATACTGAACTGTTGTAAAACCTGTTGAAGTTGTGGATTCTGTTGAACCGCTGCAGGATTCTGTTGAATTTGTTGGAATCTCACGAACTCATCTCTAAATTCTAATTCGACCTGTTCTTGTGCCATTAAACTAATATGCTCAAAAATATTCTTTTCTAAAGAACCAAGGATCATGGGATTGTTTCTTGCCATGTTCGTTCCCATAAATGCTAAGTGACAATCAATATGAGCTCGGTGATCTTGTTTTGGAAACGCTTGAAAAGGCTTTCCTGCCATTGCCATCATATTTTCCGTCACAGGATCCGTTGGTGTTGGGGGTTGTGGAGGAGGTAATATTAAATTAACATCCTTAACCCCAATCGCTTGATACATATGCTTATACGCTTCGTATAAATTATGCATTCCAGGATTGGATTGTGCTAATTGTAATTCGGTTTGAGCCACACTAATTCTTTGCGTTTGAGAAAAGATATTAGGATCCGCTACGGGAATAATATCAATCTTGTCATCAAAGTCTGCAACTTTAATATTTCTTTGCGCACCGACAATATCGTAAGGATATTCATCAGGTAAATACGTTTTAAAGATATGGGCTAATAATTTAAATTCTTGTTTTAATCCAACATATAATCTTTTGTGAATCGCGGACATCACACGAGAACCTCTTTCTAAAAGGGCTACGGTTGTCCCAACAGCCGCCTGTTGATTACCATCACCCACCGCCATATCAGCAATGGATGCAAATCGTTGTCCCGCTTGAACCACAATTCCCATTAATTGTAATAAGGTTGCTGAAGGTTCTTTAAACGGTAGAGGCATAAAGGCGTCTCTAATGTTTCCTCCGGGAGCATCGACATCTCTAAATTCTCCTGGTTGTATGGATTGTGCTTGATCTTGGACACGAATCCCTCTTTGTTTAAACCCGGCGGGTAAATTGGATAACGTACCCGCATCAAGTAATTGGCGCAGCGCAGTTGTCGCTGTTCGAGAGAGGCCACCAATCATATGGATCAGACCAAAACCATAAAATCCAAGTCCTGGAAGAAATTTAAAATGGACAAAATACTGGATCTTTTGTTTTAGTGGATCGTCTGCTTTGAAGTTTCTTTTAATGGATAATACTTTTCTTGAACCTTCTTCAATGGTTACAATGTAAGGAAGTTTAATGCCTGTGGTATCGCCTGTTTCATCTTTATCTTCAAATCCTTCAAGATCAAGATTGACATGGCATTCCACCAATTTAAAAATATCTTCGTTTCGTCCCGATCTACGAACCCCTTCAAGTTCTCTTTCCTTTTTCTCAACGGGCGTTTCGGTATCATAACCTGGTTTAATCTCAATATCTAAATAGAATCCTGAAAGCTGTTGCTTTCTTAAATCATTTTCTGACATCTTCACGGTATGCATCACCGCTTCTGCGTCTTCTAAACTCGTTGCCGTATACGGGACGATTAAATCATCCGCGGGTACAAATTTGGAAACGGCTCTACCCAAAATTTCATCATAATAGACTTTCTTAAAAGCAGAGCCGGCGAGAGGGAGGTAGAATAACATTTGATCAAAATCAGGTTCGTATTCTCTCATTTGATCCATGAGTTGAAAATTCATAAAATCTCTAACCCGCGTCGCTTGTTCTTGTTTCTGTTGATTGATTGCCCCTAGAATCTGCGTTCGTACAGGACCATCTGCGGGTAATAATTCCTTGTACGCACCTGCTTGAAACTGGGTTACAGCTTCAGCGAGGACAGGATGCGTAGCACCCGAAGCTCCTTCAAAAGGTTGCGACGGGTTGACATATTTGAAACCTAAAAGATCTAGACCTTTAGTGTAAGTTTGTTCCCACTCCGCTCTAGAATTTTTATATTCGGTATAGTCTGCAAAAAGATCTCCACCGATTTTATCTAAAACATTATCGGGTAAGAGTTCTGCTAAATTCGTGTAATGATCTTCGGTGCCTGCTTGGTTCACGGCTCCTGGTTCAAAGTTAATATCAACCGAACCATCTTCCTGTTCGATTACTTCAGGTTCGCCAGGTGCTGATTCTTCAATCGTTTCCTGGGCTTCTACAATTTCTTCTTCAGGGGGTAAGGTTACCGTCTGTTCGACATTCGGCAACGCCTTGTCGATATTATCTTTGTCCGCCATTTATTTCTCCAGTTTCACCACTCTAACCTGTTTATACGGAACATTCAAGCCTTGTGGATTCGGTCCTCTTTTTGGAGGTACCGTTCTTGTTAATCGTTTAACTCTTCCACCTTGCTTATAGTCTCTTTCCCAACGCTTTGCAATCTCTGGTAAATTGGCATGCATATAGCG